TGGCAGTGAGTGCAGACCACAAACATGATCACCTGAAGGTGGTTATATCTGGTCACAAACCACAGCTGGCAATGGTCAATGATGCGCTAGGCATTGTGCAAACACGCATTGCAGAATTAGAGCGGCTGGCAGCTGATTTGAAGATGATTATGGAATCGATGCAGGAAGGTGAAAAGTAATGAGTGAAGTAACACGGATGTATTTTGAACGCGAAGTGATCGGCACGCCAGAAAACTGCAAACGCGTATGGTTTGCAATGGTACGGCATGATGGTGATATGACGCGTGCAACACTATGGCAAGATGGTGCTTGGTGGTGCATGCAGCTGAAAAACCCTGATGGTGGTGTTTGGTCTAGCACATGGGGTAATGCACAGCACATTGTAGAAGAGCTGGCACAATACGGCCTGCAGGCAGATATTGATCACATTGATTTTAATGCGAGTAATTTCAATGTCTGATAAAAAGCGAATGATTATGTTGCGACTGCCAGCAGTGATGGTTGATAGCATTGATGCACTGGCAGAGGATAAGGGGTTAACGCGAACCAGCATGATAATCATGCTGCTTACGTCACCAATATTGAAGGCCTTGAATGAGAAAAGGAAGGAAGCACAGCGCAATGCCAGAGAATCTAAAACTGATGGCACACGGCCGTAATGGCAAGTTTGTATGGTTTGTCTATCGCGAATTAGGCAAATGGTTGGTGGAAGCAGTAGCAAACAATACGGCCAAATCATTCACCACCAGCACTGAACAGGACGCAATGGCACTGATTGGCGAGTTACGCGCGGATTACGAAGCAGGCAGGTTTTAGGCACAACACGGCCTGCAGTGGAACAACACACTGCAGGCCTAAAGCGAACTAGCACAGGTATTCGCCAGATCATTATACAAGATAGGAACAGCACAGGTATGACCACTATTTATAATCGGTTTATTGTTATGTCAGATGAACAGTGGCTGCACGTATTGTCAATGGTGCACCAGGCTGATGGCACCATGGGTAATTTGATTAATCACCTTAAAACCACCACCACGTACATTGACGCTACATACCCAATGCCTGTTGGCACGGTATGCGTGGTCCGTGCAACGGGTTTCATGGCTGGTGGCGTGGCGTGGCATTCATCACCTGGCACTGATGGCAATGTATTTTATCGCTGCCATTATGCAGAAAACATTACATTTAGTGACAGCCAAGGTGAATGGCGCGTGTGGCGAAACACAATGCATTATGGTAATGGGGCCACGTTAGACAAACATCAATATGTAGCACGATTGGAATACATCAATGACTAATAACTACAGCACAGATCAGGAATTGTTGGCAGTATCGATGCGCGACTATTTCGAGATTGATAGCGAAATTACTGCACTCGAAGCAACACAAAAAGATATTCGCCGCAATATCGAAACATTGACCATTGCCATGGGTGGCAATGTGAAGCTGGCACACGTTGGCAGTGCGATGGTAACAGAATCAACTACCAGCCACAGCTACGATACTAAAAGCATCGATGCGTTACTGTACGAGCTGATTGAGAATGGCGAATTAAACACTGCCAAGAAAATCATGGAATGCAAAAAAGAAACCACGCGTGCTGGTGGTTTACGAATCACGAAGGCGAAATAATGACCACAATACTAATTGGCCTTGCAATCACGGCCATGATCATGGGTGTATCAGTCACCATTGCACAGTGCATGGTGTGGTACGAGAAAAAAATTGCCAGCTGGCATCACGAGATGATGCAGGACGAATTCGCCAAAGGTTGGGATTCTGCCATTCAGTTTATGAAGCGCGATTAATTGCAATCTGGCAACACACAAGTAAACCTTATGTGTTGCCAGCCAAGAAGGCAGCAATGGATTATTTTGCATCAGTAGATGGGTATCGATATTATTCGCAATGGGTTGGCGATCACTACATTGTAGTAATGCCATTTGATGACCATGGGTTTATTCGCCTATCGGAGTTTGGCAAACTGATTGTAGATATTCACACGACTGCCAGCCTTGACGTGGTGGCCAAAACCATTTGCATGTACGTGGCAGATTATCGCAACAATGACCGTGATTTGACAGATGCACAGTGGCACCAGATTGCACATGCAGGAATACCCAACGCACCAGCAGTGCAAAAGCCAACGCAAGCTACATTGTTTTAGTGTATAATTGTTATACGTTAGGAGGTGATGAAACATTAAAACCCGTTTAATGGCTGTTCGCATCGATACCCAAATTTACCTGGCACTGCTGATGGTAATAGCAGAACAGGCCAGGCAAGGCACACACACCACATTATCTGATGTGGTACGCAACGCAATCACAATGTATCTACAAGACGAAAGAAACGAGAAACACAATGAGCTGGCAAGATGACGCGCAAGGTATGGAATGGAAAACCCAAGAAGACAAAGACCAAATGCCACGGATTCGCTGGGCGCATGGTCGTAAGGTTGGGAAGGTCGCAGAGTTTGGCCGCTGGTATGCCAAGGCTGATGGCATGCCAACACCACCAGATGGCTGGCAAGAATCAGATTTGTATGATGATGGTGGCTGGCAGGCAAAATCAATGATGTTTGCACCACTACTCAAACGCAGTCAGGCATTCAGTGTTGATGATGGTGGCACCTACACGTGGCATGACCACTGGCAGAAGGGTTTGAAAATCTATACTGAAGTGGTATGTTTGCTGAAGGGTTTTGAGGAACCCGTGATATTTGCCTGCAAAGGCTGGACTGCAGGCCGCGTGATTGGTGCCAAAAATAGTGTAGTATCAGAACATACCGAATTTGTGCACAAGGTGGCAAACGCCACAGCCAAGGCACCATTACCACCATGGGCGTTTTGGATTCCTGTAGGTGGTAGCTATGATGCAAAAGGTAATCCAATATTTGTAGATGTTGGTGCAGGCCAGCAAAAAACCGTGCTACACGATATTGTGCTGGAAGGCATCAAACAGGCTGCTGATCGAGAAACACTCACACGTCTGTATGTAGGCAAAGAGCTGATGCAATACGGCCTGCATATGCGTAATGGGTTGGTAGAAGATGGCTGGCATACCAAGCGACGTGGCAACGTGGCAGCAGAACAACTTGCCACCAACACACCACAACCATTAGATGATGATAGCCTATCATTTTAGTATTTTGTTATCTCATGATAGACTGCATACACTCTTGTATGCAGTCTATTTTTATCAGTAGGTATTTCAAATGAGCACAGCACAGAAGGTACTGCAGGCACTCAATTTAGTGCCAAACGAATCAGGCCAGTACAGATGCAATTCGCCATACCGTGTGGGGAGTGATAGCAATTCATTCTCACTACTCATTGATGATGATGAACATGGCGCGTTTGTGGATTTTGTATCAGGTCAAAAAGGAACCCTATACCAGCTGGCAGATTTTCTTGGCATCGATACGGCCAAAGAGATAACCACCAGCAAACGTGCATACCGTGATCATCACGACTATGCCACACAGAAGGGCCTAGAATGGTCAGTATTTGAAAAAGCGGGCTGGACTGCCACAAAGAAAAATAGGCGGCCTGCAATGGCAATTAGCACAGACAATGGCACACGCTATCGGTTTCTTGATTATCAGGATTCTAAAACATACATCAGTGATACAGGATTTAAGTCCTGCTGGTACAAGTTGCGCGAGGGAGTGCAAATTGCACGTGCGCGCAATCTGCCACTGGTGTACACCAATGGTGAAGCATCGGTGGTGGTCGCACAGCACTATGGCATACCTGCAGTGACCATGGCAGGTGGTGGCGAACGCGTGCTACCTGCATCACTACTCGATGAATTGCAAAATTGGTGGTCAAGTGGTCAAATAATCATTGCGCTGGATTGTGACAATACCGGCAGAAGTGCCACCAATGATTTGCTGGCACAATTCAAGGCTGCACAGATGAATGCATACGGCATTGATATGCGATTAGGCAAAGGTGGTGATCTGGCAGACTATTGCAACCTGTACCAGGCAACCACCATGCACGAGCTGGCAGCACTACCAATCATGACAGGACCACTGAACAAAACGATTGAGTATGTAGTGAAGCGCGAAATAATCAGTGCACGTGATTTAGATGCAAAACGCTTCCAAGCCTTGCAAATGATAATTGAGGAATTTGGGCCAGAGGGTTGTATTTTATTTGCAGGCAAACCAAAGGCGCGCAAATCATGGCTATCTACTGGCATTAGTTTGTGTGTGGCATACGGTCGTAATGCACTTGGCAAATACGCCACGAAGCAAGGCAGTGTGCTGTACATGGATCTTGAATCTAATCAACGTCGTATGCAGTCACGTTTACGCCAGATGCAAATGAATGACGAACCACTGCCAGAAAATCTATTCATAGTCAATGAGTGGTCAAAGGGTGACGAAGCAGTAAAAGAATTGGATGAGTGGCTAACGCACCAAAAAGATTGTGTGCTGGTCGTGATCGATATTCTTGAAAACATTCGTGCACCACGTCAAAAGAATGCCAACCCCTACACTGAAGATTACGATGCAGTGAAGCCATTGAACGTGCTAGCAGAAAAGCATCACTGCTTAATTCTGGTAATCCATCACACGCGTAAATCAAAAGCAGAAGATGCATTTGACGAAATATCAGGCACTACAGGGTTGGTTGGTGGCGTGTCTGGTATGTGGATATTGTCGCGAATCAGCGGTGATGATGACAAATCACAGCAGGCTGAATTTCTGGTGCGTGGTCGTGATATTGATGCAGACGATAAACGCACATTGCAATGGAATGATGCGAAATCAATGCACGAGGTCATTGGGGATAATGAATCATTCCTGTTATCACCAGAACGCCGCGATATATTGAAGCTGCTAGAATCTGGCCTGCACTACAGGCCACAGGATATTGCAGACGCAATAGGCAAGAGCCGCCAGAACACACACAAGATGTTGACACGATTAAAGGCAGCTGGCATGGTCAAACAGGACGCGAACGCAAAATATTTTGTGGTCAAGAACAAAACAATACCTGTTGGCTATGATGACACACCGCCAATTGATGCAGTGCCAGCAGTGACCCCTATAACGCCACCACAGGCACCATTGCCTACCATTAGCATGCTTAGTGTGCTACCTGTACACAAGATAGCAGAAATGCGCGTGCTGGCCAAAAGTGATGCACAGGAAGATCACTACGCACTGGCCAAAATGCTTACTGCCATTGGCATCATTGGCGATATGCAAAAACGGGTGGTAAGTGAACTATGCAATTAGGTGGTTTACACGGGTTTACACGGTTTACAGTGGTTTACATGGTTTACATGGTTTACATATGTAAACCATGTAAACCAGGGTAGATTTAGGGTGGTTTACAAGGTTTAGTGCATTGCAGTGCAGTAATCTGGCATTGTGTAAACCAGTAAACCAGTATTTCTAGGAATTGATGAAAAAAGGAACAAAATGAACAAGTTACGACTGAACAGCGAATGCATTGGGTGTGGTGATCAATTTATGCCAAATGATGATGGTGTGCCACTATGTGGATTTTGTCGCATCAATGTACCTGCAGTGCGTGCCAGACTCAAAACAATGCTGGCAGTAATTGGTGATGGCCTGGCGAGTAACATCGAACGGCTGAATGAAAAAGACACTGCCAGATTTGATGCAATCTACCAGATGAAAATCAACCTGCCACGAGCTGGCACCACCAAAGAAGCAATGGCCGCAATGCGAATAGCACACAGTGATTTTGCCTTGCGTATTGCTGCCACTAAACGCAAAGGAGATGCACTATCAGCAGTGCTGCAATTGCAGGACACGTGCAAGGCCCTACAAGACAAATTACACGCACTAGACACATTGGAATACCTATCATGAGTATTAGAAGCAAAATACACGATATGGAACCACAGGCCGTATTTGATTTGGTACGCCAGCACAACATACGTGGCACGTGCAAAATACTGCAGGTTGGCAGCCATGCACTGCAACGGTTTCTGAAGTTACACAAATTTGATAATACGCCACCATGGACAAAAAAGCATGTACTGTACCACTACATCAACAAAGGATATAGTGCACAGGAGATTGCAACAGAATTAGAATGTGTGTCAGATACCGTGTATACCTGGCTGCACAAATTTGATTTGATTGTGGATTACAAACCATGGACTGCACAAGAAGAAAAGTATTTGCTGTTTATGGCATTTCAGGAACCATGGCCAGTGATTGCACAAAAGCTTGGCAGGACCATTGCGGCCGTGCAGATTCGCACAAAGAAGCTAGGCATTCGATCATCAGCAATGATTGGCTATTGTGTCGAAGATATCGCCAATGATACGCACATGGCACGCGAGCAAGTGCGTGTGTGGTATCAGCAGTTAGGCCTGAAATCATCACTGGTGCAAACCACACGCAATGTGACTGTGAACCCCGTCGATTTCTATGAGTGGCTGATAGCTGGCAATATATTCCGCATCGAGGATATAAGCAAATGTGCACATTGGCTAAAGGAGATACACGCCAATGCCATGCAGGAATATATATCGAATAAGGAAATCAATTTCTATGCACCAAAGGTAATGGATTATGCAGCGCGTCAAGAGTGGCCAAACCGTGTAGTACCTGAAGTGCTGATGTATATCCATCGATATGGCATTGGCAATCTGTACAGACGTGATGCAGTGCGCGAGTGGCTGAAACACTACCGGTATGTACTACCACGCAAGATTACGCCACAAATGCCAAACTATTTGTGGTGGCGTGATTTTGCCAGTGAATGGGATCACTACTATATATACCGCAATGAAGTGGTGAGTATGATTGGTGACTATGATAGCAAGCTAGGCCACCTACAAAAAGCGTATGGATTCCCAAAATCTACGTGTAGCATGCATGGCTATTTTGTGCGGAGTGAAATTATCAGCTGGTGCAGAACCACTGGCATGTATACCGAATTACTAAAGGATTTGCAAAGAAATTTATGAGAAACGCCAAAACAGACCACAACCAAAACGAGATTGTGCAGGCATTACGCCAGATTGGTGCCACGGTCGTACTGCTGCATAAAGTAGGCAGTGGTGTGCCTGATCTGCTGGTAGGGTTTCGTGGCGTAACGCATCTACTCGAAGTGAAGCAGGTAAAAGGCAAACCCAACGTAAGGCAAGAGCAGTGGTATCGAGAATGGAACGGCCGTGCACCAGTGGTAGTAAAAACCATTGATGATGCAATCAATGCAGTAATAGGTAATTGACAATGTATATCAATATGATACATGATATACGTGGCGTTGAATGATAGGAGTAGACAAAATGGAACTAGTGAAGCAAATTCGTGTGTTGGCAGTATTGCTAGGAATTGCAGCAATACTTATGGCGTGGCTGGATCAATACTTTATTTCGGGATGTATGACCATACTCACATTGCAGTTTGTGATGTGGGTATGGCACCAGCAGAAGGGCGGCAAATGATTACATTACTCTTATACCTAACCTGCAGCCTAGGAACCTGCCACGTGGCACCACTCAATGTGACACCAGCAGCAGTGGCAATAGCCACGTGTGAGAGTGGTGATACAGTCACGTTTGGTAGCTATGCATTGCATGCCAGGAGTGCCACAAATGATGGTGGCATCTGGCAGTTTAATGATAGTACCTATATGTGGCTGAATGGGTATGATCATGCAGAACAGGACACGCCACGCAATCAATACGACACGTTTGTATACCTATGGAATGATGGCCATGGCTGGCGGCATTGGGCAAGTAGTAAATCATGCTGGCAGCAGTGGTTGTACATCGATGCAGATGGAAAGGCAGTGATGAGATGACAATGAATGAATTTGTATTCAATCCATACGAACCAAAACCCGAAACATACCCTATGTATATATTTCGCCAAGAAGTGGTATTTACCAAACATGGCGATGTGTGGAATGGCAAACTGCAATTCAATGGTAAAGAACATTTGCTATCGTGGTCAGTGAATCCTACACAAATGCATATCGATGGCGTACAGGTAAATGCAGGAAGTGATGAACATCACTTACGCTGGCCAATTGATAATCGTTTCATGTTGCACTTATCCAGCCTGCATAAACTCACTGCATGGCAGCAGTACGACAATGGATTTGAAGGGTTTGATACATACACCAGTGAACATCATATATATAGCGTGGCTGGCCTTGATTTCTATGCAGAAACATCAATGGATAATACCTGCTGGCGATACGTCACAGATGGTGATGATTACTGCTGGCATTCGTCACGTTGGTTTAATGGCAATGACTATAAGCCATGCCTGCATCATTTTCGGCATTGGGTGAATGCCAGCATTGAGTATAAAGAAGATTACGAAAACAATATATGAACACTGCCACCATCATTGCCACCACTAACGCACCAGGCATGACGTTTGAACAATTCATTGTGTATTGTGCCAGGGTTAGCAATCCTGCCAATCAGGCGAACCACGACACAGCACCACGGCTGATGCGTTACCTGATGAAACACAGGCACTGGTCACCATTCGAGATGGCAAGTATTACCATGGAGATTACCACCACGCGCGATATTGCACGCCAGATATTACGCCACAGAAGTTTTAGCTTCCAAGAGTTTAGCCAACGCTATGCAGATCCTACGCAGGCACTTGGATTCACCAACCGTGCAGCACGATTGCAGGACACAAAGAACAGGCAAAACAGTGTGGCCACAGATGATAAATACATCAATGTAGAGTGGACCATGATGCAGGCCCAAATGGCTAGCATGGCGCAAGCGATGTACGAGAAGGCAATTAGCCTAGGCATTGCCAAAGAGCAGGCACGTGCACTACTGCCAGAAGGTTTGACCGTGTCACGATTGTACATGGCTGGCACCGTCAGATCATGGCTGCACTACTGTGATGTACGCACCAAACCTGATACCCAAACTGAACACAGGCAGGTAGCAGAATCATGCTGGCAACAATTAATTACTGTACTGCCATCACTTGAAATGTAATACCAATCCACGAATAACAGCCATGTATACTATATGTATACATGGCTGTTTTTATTCGGAGTAAATGCCAATGAGTACTGCAATCAGACTGCCAGTCAATGCGCCAAGCTACAGTGCAGGTGGTGCAAACTTCTACATTGATCGTACAGGGGCAATTTACCAAACATGGGTTGGCAGAACCACTGCTGGTGGTGATTGGGGGTCACATGTATACCGCACTGCACCAGGCAGCACACCACAATTGATTTGGTTTGAGCCAGGCTGCAATGGCTATTTGGAAGTAATCAATTATCAGTTATGGTTGGGATATTGTGACGCGCGCGGCCTGCAATGGCGTTTACTCATTGATGGCTATATTGACCCAAGCGACAAACCATCATCTACCATCATCGATGTAAACGAAGCACAGGTTCAGGGCCTAAAAAGTGCCACCGCCACTGCACAGCAAACAGCAGACCGCGCCAGCAGTACTGCCAGTGCAGCTAACGCCACAGCCAATGCCACCAACGTAAGCATGCAGCAATTAAAAGCACGCGTCACCACACTTGAACAGCAGGTGGCAGCACTACAAACACAGGTAAACAATTTGCTTACGCCAAACCAAGTGGCTGATCTGGTGTGGTCCAAAGTATGGGATATAAACTATCAGATTCGTATGGGATTCCTGGCAGGCAAATCACCTATTGAACAAGTACAAGATTATTTGAATGATTTGGCCGTGTACATCAAGAAAGTAATGAAATCATGACCACACCAGATGCACTATTTCGCCACGATTTCAGGCAGTGGAAATCAGCTGAAGATTTTCGCACACATGTATGGTCATATGACAGCAACATTGCCAATTGGGCCAAAACAATTATCATGCACCATACCTATTCGCCACAGGAATACCAGTGGCGTGGTTTGGCCACAATGCAAGGCATGATGCGTTACTATTGTGGCCTTGGCTGGACCAGTGGTCCACACTTGTTTATTGCACCAGATGGCATCTGGCAAATGACGGCCATCAACGAGCCAGGCACACACGCGGCCATGTGGAATAATAAATCATGGGGAATAGAAATGGTTGGCTATTTCGATCATCACACGTGGTCAGAGAAACAACGCACTACCATGTACCATGTGGCAGAAACGTTACTAAGATGGCGTGGCCTGCAGCCATCAAAGAATACTGTATTAGGCCACAGAGAAACAGGCAGCAAGAAAACATGCCCTGGTACTATGATAGATATGAATGTAGTGCGTGCTGATTTGCGTGCACGATTTGTACAGGATACGAATGCATGAGCACTGTAGAATCACAGCTGGCAGAAATTAACACACACCTTACCTACATTGCCAAACGACTCGATGAAGGCAATGCAAAGTTTCAGTCACTCGAAACACGCATTACCCAATTAGAACAAGAACAGACCAAATGGAAGGGAGTTATGATGGCGATCAGTGCACTGTATGCAGTGCTGGTATTTGCATTGAATTATATGAAGTAGGAGTAACACACATGAAACCATGGTATGAATCGAAAACGATTTGGGTAAATGCACTGCTGCTGATTGGTAGCGTGTGCCTAGCACTACTCAATGAACCCGCAATGCATGAATATGCACCTATCATCATTATTATTAATACTACTATTAATGTAATATTACGCATTATGACAACTAAAGAAGTGAGTATGTAAAGGTAGGTATGATTTATGGCATCTGACACACTTAAAAAAGATGGCGTAAATCGAGATGCTGCATGGCGTGATTTGTACTGCAAGCATTTGTCAATTGAAGGCAACATAGCAGCAGCAGCAAAGAAGGCTGGCATATCGCGACAAACGGTATACCACCATATGAATGCAGATCAGGATTTTAATACGCAATGTGATAATGCAGTAGCGTTATTCAATGCCAGCATTGAACGTGAAATAAGGAAGCGTGCATTTGCTGGCAGTGATATGTTGTTAATGGCCATGGCGAATCGACACATGCCAGCTGAATACAGGCAGCGTCAAGAGATACAGCAAACTATCACACATGATTATGTAGTAGAGATTGGCACGCCACGTGTACCAGCAATCACCAACAACGCAGATACAATACAGGACGTTACGCCACAGCGAATGTACGAAACCACAGGAGATGTTTTGGAATAGCACAGCACGGTTTCGGGCCTTCATTGGCGGCCGTGGCAGTGGCAAGACTAGAGCTGGTGTTATCGAAGTATTGCGAATGCCACCAAATAGCACTGGCATGATCGTGGCACCAACATACCCAATGCTACGTGATGGACCACGCAAGATGCTATTAGATATTGCACGGCCTGCTGGCATACTTAAAACGCACAACATATCTACAGGCACTATTGTGCTGCATGGCAACAGAACAATATTGCTAAGGAGTGCAGATAATCCTGATCGCTTACGTGGTGCAAACCTTGGCTGGATATGGTTTGATGAAGCGGCCATGATGCACATCGATGCGTGGCAGATTGCTATTGCCACATTGCGAGAAATGCCAGGCAAGGCATGGATCACCACCACGCCACGCGGCCGTAATTGGATTTACGATTTATGGCATGGCAGCAGTAATCCTGATTATGCAGTGATTCACAGCAAGACGACAGACAATGTATTTTTGCCTGATTCATTTATCCACACGTTACGCACAAGTTATACGAGTGAACAGTTTGAACAGGAAGCTAATGGCCAGTTTGTTGATTTGTCTGGTGCACTGTTTAAGCGTCAGTGGTTTAGCATTGTTGACGCACCACCACCAAACCTGCAGTGGTATCGTTATTGGGATTTGGCCACCAGTGTGCGTGACAGTGCAGACTATACCGCGAGTGTGCGTGTAGCTATGGCAGATGATGGCATCATGTACATTGCAGATGGCATACGCATCAAGGCTGAATGGCCAGATGTACGCAAGATTATGATAGATATAATGCGATCAGAAGCAGACGATACCACGCAAGGTGTCGAGGAAGCACTGCATGGTTTGGCAGGCCTGCAGGAATTGCGACGCATGCAAGAGCTGGCACACGTTACGTTGGTTGGCTATCACGTAAGCAAAGATAAGATGCATCGCGCCATGCCTTGGGCCGCGCGTGCTGAACAGAATATGATTCGCGTGGTGCGTGGCGAATGGTGCCAGCAATTTATTGATGAGTCAGTCGCATTCCCGTATGGCAGCCATGATGATATGGTCGATGCAGTGAGTGGTGCGAATTCCATGCTAGGTGATGGAAGCGTAATGTATGATTTTATGTAATTGGCAGTAAAGGTAATGCACAATGACTTATAAAGCAATCGAGGCCATACCAGGTTGGTACAACGTTGCCAAGAAGGCTGGCGAATTATACGGTACCATTGATGCATACGAAAAAGTGCCAATGCTATACCGTGCAATTAACTTGCGATCAGACGCGCTAGGCACGGTGCCATTTGTATTAGAGCGCAATGGCGTGCCAGTGGATTATCCATTTACCACGCCAATGGATATGCTGATACAAGAAACTGAACGTGCACTGCTGCTTACTGGCAATGCCTATTGGTTGCGTTTATATCGCGGCCGTGTATTGTACGGGTTTCAATTCCTGAACCCTAAAAGCGTTACTGTTGAATACAAACCTGAATACCAATCATCAGACAATGTATTATCTGGTATGCGATTTAGCCAAAACATCAATGGCAAGATATACGGGCCTTGGACCATTGACCAAATTGTGTACTGGCGCGAACCATCTATTAGAGATGATGTGTATGGTGGCGTGGCACCAGCAAATGTAGCACTGCAATCTGCACAGCTGGCGTATTACCTGGAACGGTTTACCAGTGCATTTTTTGAACATGGTGCACAGCCTGCAGTAATCATGAGCTTGGATAAATCGATTACGCCACCAGAATATGAACGGTTAAAATCTGATTGGCGATCACGCGTAGAAGGTGTATCGAACGCGTTTAAAACCTTCTTTTTTCGTGGTGAAGTTAAAACCCAAATTCTTACCTTCCCGTTAAAAGATATGGAACTTGTACCACTGCAAGAACGCGTCACTACCAACATTACTACCACGTTTGGTGTACCACGCACCATGCTAGAAGCAAGTGCAGCAAACTATGCCACGGCTGATAGTGATCGCCAATCATTTTGGCGTGAAACCATTGTGCCACGTCTATCATTCTATCAACGTGTACTAAATCAGCAGGTATTTGCACCACTGAAATACACGATGCATTTCACACCAGAAGTATTAGACGTGTTTCAGACTGATGAAGCGCAAAGAGCAGGCAGCCTACTGCAATTGGTACAGGCTGGCGTGCCACTGGCCAGTGCAATGAAAATTCTAGGATATGACAACATCGATGAAGCAGTAGGCATGCCAGCAACAATCACTGGCCCTGATGTAACAGGAGTGAATGTTGATACAGGTACAGAAGTTATTGATGCATCATTGAATGAAATCAAAACAGTGCAGGCCAGCAGGCTGGCAGATTTGGAAGCATACGAACGCAAGGCACTGAAACGCTACAAGACCAAAGGCACTGCTGCAGTAACGTTTGAATCAGATACACTGCCACGCTACATGACTGATTACATTTATGCAGAACTAAAAGGCGTAAAAAAAAAGAGTGATATAGGCCACGTATTTCACTTTATAAAGGCACTCACATTGGCTGATCTCACACCAGCTGAACGCAAGGTGTACGACGCTATAGCCAAGAAACTAGCCACGCGGAGTGATAAGAATGCAGAAGCAATTGCACGTGGCGATTACACGGCCATTGACACTGATTTGCGTGGCGTGCTTACAGACAATGTAGCACAGCTGGTACTAGATGCTGGCGCACAACGCATACGCACCATACCTGGCATGGCTGATGTAGTAGGAGATGAGATTATTAAACAAGGTATTGCCAATCAGGCAAATACCTACATCGATCAGTACTGGCAGCCATTCCTGCAAGATTTATCAGACACAGAACGCGATTACATCAGCAAAGTAATCACCAACGCACAAACCACGGTTGGCATTACGGTTGGTGATATTCGCAATCAGCTGGCAATGTTTGGCGATTTGCGTGCACAACGCATTGCATTCACTGAACCCACACGAGCTGCAGCACAGCAAACGTTTGCCATTCAGAATCAGGCACTGCAGGCAGGCATCAACACTACTATGATTTGGATTGCAGAAAATGACACAACCATCTGTGATGATTGCAAAGATTATGATGGATTACTGCAGGCACAATGGCCAGTAGAAGTGACTGCAGGACCACCAGCACACGTGAATTGTAGGTGTGCTATTGGGTTAGTGTTGGTGGAATCACCAATCATAGGACCAGGTGAATAGATGGCATTTAGCATTGAAGTGCAGAACGCCACACTGCATCTAATCGAAAAGGTCAGGCAATTACAGCAAGATGTATTGCCAGTGGTGGCTGGCCTTGCAGTAACTGAATTAATTCTGAATGATCCACCACCGCCAGCACGTGGTGCCAGTGGTGGATTTGTCAGTGATAAGCAGCGCAAATTTGTTATGGCAGGCTATCGAAAAGGCACAATCCAAATACCGTATGTACGCGGCCGTGGTGCTGGCAAATCACAAAAGCTGAATAGGTCATACCTGGTGCTACGTGGCACTATTGCAGAGTCGCAAGTAGTAAGCACTGCCAGCTATGCACAGTATGTGATTGGCAATAAGCAGGCACCAATACATCAAGGCAGATGGTTAACCACTGATGAAATAGCACGACGTATGGAAGATAGTGGCAAGATTAAATCAGTGGTAGATCAGGCCGTAAAAGATGCATTTTCGTAATGCTACACTAGCAAAGGATTGCACATGGCAGATACGTATAGACCACCAGCAGACGTAGCACGCAATGCACAAATGGCCCTCGATGTACGCGAATCCAAACCTGCAA